AGAAGTTAGGATGTACCGCAAGACAACCAGCCGACATAGCTTCAATGAGAGAACGGCACGACGTTTCTGGCCAGATACATGGATACGCAAAGATGTGAGCCTTTTGATATGCGGCACGTACTGTCTCCTGATCTGCCCAACCATGATAGTTGATTTGTGGATGGTTACGGCATGCTTCGAACAGTGGCTCGTATTGCTCATCACGCTGTTCCCAACCAGGACCATAGATACCAAACGAACTGAACACATCGAGCTCAATGTTTGGATACTTGTTAGCCAGAGCAATAAAGACTGGGACTAGGATCTCGAGGCCACGATGGGGTGTAGAGGTGTAAATAAGCCGTATCTTGTCTTTCGGTTTATCAACGAGAGGAATTGGCTCAACTCCTGTTTCAATGACACACGAATGATGGCTATATGGAACGCCAAGATAGTCACGATACTGTTGGTACTGCCAATTGGAACTAAAGACAAGCTTGTCAAAACGCTGTCTAGAAGCTTCATCTCTAAGGTGCGAAGCCTCAGGATCTCCTGCGAGGTCGTGCAAATGATAGATTCTAATTCGGTCTGGGTCAAGGTCCCGTACTCGGGCAGTAATGATTTGGACACCTTGTAGTTCGTCTCGTCCGAGACGGTCGAAAAGTCCACGAGTGGTAAGTTCAGTCCCACCATTCGACTCCTTGTTTAGTTCATTCAATTCAATTAAGTCTTGATTATTCATCAATCACTCCATGGATCTGAACGGTCTGCGTCATAAAAGAATTGCTTATCATTCATGGCCTTGTCATCAATCCATATGTCATAGGAAGGCTTTCCTAGACGCACGTCATGAAACTTGCAACCCCATTCATTTAGTTGTTGTGTGGTGAGATCGGTCCAGTCAATACCGGATCCTGATCCTCTAGCTGTCCAATAGATAATGGTATAGCCTTGGTCGTATAGCTTATTTATAACTTCAATACGATGTGCAATAGGAGCTGATTGCTCATATTCGTGTTTACCATTTATGTATGGTGTGGTACAGATCGTCTGATCGATATCGACAATAGCTATCATGCTACCCATTCTCTTTCAGAGAACCCGATGATAGAGTCGTAGCGGAATGACCGCCATCCATGTGCTTCAAGATCCCACACGGCTAGCACATCTGGATTTGGAGTCTTCTTTTGTACAGCCTCTTCAAGGTCCGTCTGAGCTGGAAGTAAATTTGCATTCAATGTGCAAACCATAGTACGCTCGGTACCATCTTTCTTTACAAAGACAACACGCAAAACTGAAGCCTTTAGTGTTGTTTTAAGATACTCATTCCGCCAGGAAGTTTCGTCCTGCGTCTGTGTCGAGCCATTCTGTAAGTTTATCGAATCCACCAATTTCATCTCCATTAATAATAATATAAGGTACTGTTCTTACGTTAGGAAAAATACTAAAAAATTCATCGCGAGTAATATCCTCGCCAATCTTCATTTCTTGATATTGTTTGTTTTTTGAGCTTAGAAGACTCTTTGCTCTTACACAATAGGGACATTGTTCCTTTGTGTATATGATAACTCTATTGGGCATCTGCTTTACCACCGAATAGATTTGCATTGCTTTTCTTGTGATCGCCATACACGCTGTTGGCACGCACTCTAATAAATGCTTTGTTGCTACTTGGGCCTGGGACTGTAATCCAAGGATTTTTACCCTTGCGCCATGCTTCAATTTTATTCAGAGCCTTTTCAAACTCTGGCTTATCCTGACGCACTTCTTTTACCCCAGCGACAACGTTACGACGCTGACCCTTCGAAGTAACAGACTTGCGTGTTCTCTTTTTACCCATTATCTACCTCACTTTTTACTTATTATAGATTACTTATAACACCAAACAGATATAATGTACACAAAATTATTAAGATAGTACTAAACTTTATTGGTTTAGATTTACGTGTCTTAACTTTTTTAAGCTTTTTTGGTTTGGAAACTTTTTGTTTAGGAGCACTAAGACTCTTTCTAGAAACCCAACCATCTGCAGTACGTTGTGTAAGATATGACTTTCTTTCACCAGTATTCAGATTGGTGGTTGTAGTAACTCTAGAGTATTTAGATCCACTGCTTGTAGAAATCTTAGATGATTTGTTCGGTCCCTTGAACGCCTGCGTGTAAGTGGTACGTGTACCACCTTTTCCACTACGAGTCGTTCTTTTAAATGGCATTACAATACTTTGGTTTCAATCAAAGTTAGATCGTGTTCTCTATCAATATACTTATACTCGATCTTTGTTGGTTCCCATTCTTTAATGGCTTCGAACACATCGTTGATATCTAGAGTGCTGCAAGTATACACATCCAGTTGCATCAATGCTGGGGTTACTTCATCCCATACATGAAGAGCAATATGACTGGTCTCGATAATAGTCACAGCAGTTAAACCGGCATTGCCTTCCATATCAGAGTAAACCGCATATGGACCCATAAGGATATTCATGCCGATCTTATCGACAAGACTGTGCATCCACAATTTGATATCAGTGGCATTGTATGGTGCGTCGTTTAGTTCTGCTCTAACGATCAGATGCTTGTGCTCTAGTACCTTGTTCACTTCATATTGTCTCCGTTGAATTGAAATGCAATGCTTTCACATGACTTGCTTGAATCTTACATTGTACCCACGTATTGTAGTAGTTACCATCAAGAACAGCATCAGTCTCAAAGATGAGTTTTGTTTCCCAGTAATTACATTCACCCCGGGTTTTACAAAGTCTTAATATAGTACGTTGAAATTTATCACGGCCGAAGATCTCAATGTCTTTGGCCAAGGCAGGAGAAGATCCATAGTATTCAGCCCAGTCGGACTCTACACGGATCTTCTTGCGTTTTTTGTTAACCGTCTTGTATCCTGCTTTAGTCAGGAACTTGCGGCCGATGTATTTCTTACCATTGGCAAGGTTCTCAATGAGATAGATGAATCCATACCATTGGTCATCGTTCTCAAACTCTTTGCCTTCGTATAACCACATAAATCTATTCCATAATCAGCGGAAAGATTTATTTATTCGTCTTCAAACTCTTCGTCTTCGAGTTCTTCTTCGATGTCTTCACCACACAGTGGGCAATACGTTATAGGTTCTAATGAATCAGTAATAACCCTAAACTCTTCTTCACATTCGCTACAGGTTATCCACTTCATTCTTCGGTTATCCTTTTTATTTCTGTTATTGCTCTTTGTAATGCTTGTATCTCAACACCCATATCATGGATACCGTGAGCATCTCTATTCTGTAGAAACACTTCTGCCATACCCCAGCAGATCGTCTCTCGATAGTCTAAGCTATCTAAAACTTTCTGTTCTTTGGGTGTCATAACGAGAATCCTTTGAATGTATCAGAATCGACGTCCTTGATGACACCGCCTGAGATGTAACTAGTTATCTCTGTTTCCTGTGGGGCAACCTGAACATCAGATCCTGCAATCCACTTCTGTGTCCATGGCAGGGGATTTGCACCCGGCTTACCATTCAGACCAATTGCACCCATGCGCTTTGCAGCGATGTGATCTACGTAATCACATAACAGTTGCTCGTTCAGACCAATCATTGAGCCGTTCTGGAAAAGGTAATGTGCCCAACTTTTCTCTTGCTCGACCACTCGATAAAACATACTGATACACTCATCTCGTGTTTCTTCTTGTATGCGAACAAAGTCTTCATCCTCCTTCGGTAGAATTTTGAGGAGTTGCTGAGTTGAGGCAAGATGAACGTTCTCGTCCCGCGCGATGAGCTTGATGATCTTGGCGTTTCCTTCCATCTTCTTAACTTCCGCAAAAGCCCAACTGCATGCAAACGAGACATAGAACCTTACTCCTTCTAAAGCATTCACGGCATTGAGACAGAGCCAGAGATCTTTCTTGTGTTCATACATATGCTTCTTATCGTGTTTGAAAAGAGCATATTGATTGTTTGCCGTGATTAACCGATCATAGTACTTACTGATATCAGCAGCACAGTCGCCTATTTCCTGGATGTCCAGCATCTCATCAAAGACTCTGGAAGGATCAGAATAGACGTTACGAATGATATGAGTGTAGGAACGGGAATGAATCGTCTCAAAAAACGCCCAAGTCTGGATCCAGGTTTCCAACTCAGGAAGCGAACATATTGGAAGAAAAGCCAGAGATGGAGCTCTACCCTGGACAGAATCAAGAAGGATTTGACGCTTGAGGTTGCTTGTGAAAATGTGTTTTTCATGGTCATTCAGTGCCTTAAAGTCTTTACCATCCCGAGACAAATCAATTTCTTCAGGCCGCCAAAAAAAGCCGAGTTGCTTCTCGGTTAACTTTTCAAATGTATTATAACGCTGTTTAT